TCATCAATCCCTTCAGGATCATTCTTGACACCCTCAAACTCCAATTGAGGCCATGACACAGTTGTATTAAAATTACTGCCAGTGATTGCAGATAATGTCGGCCAAAACACTTCCAAATCATCATCAAATGACATATACACATTGATGCTAGCTTTCTCATTCGTTGCCTTAGTGGTACGCAACGGATTTAGCACAAACAACTTGATGTTTCCTATGCTAGACTGATCAATACCTACATAATCGGGAACATCAGATTGTGCAAAGAAGGGAGTCGGTAGAACTGGATATGGTGCATTATACGGAATCGTGAATTCAGACTCTGATGTACCAGTCAAATCATAAACTTGATTATACATCATATCAGCCAAATCAGTCAATGGTGTTATATCTGGAATGGTCACTTGGGATGGAACAAAAAGTGCCATAACTCGCCCCGACATGAACTGATTAGCCACCAACTGAATTCTAATACGCACACTCCCGCAATAATATTTGAAAGCTCGCATCATCCATCCGACAGTTGTATCTTGAGGTGGAAATAAAGGCAGATCCGCCAAAACATACGCATGCGCACGGTCAGCTTCCCAATCTACTCGCTTAAGCAGACTCCATGTTTTACCAATATACACAATATCCATCTCATCATCCTTAGTACCAAACAACTCATTACATGGTTCTAGAGCGCATTTAGGATCAACAACAAGTTTTTCAATTGTATCAGACCCTACTCCATATGACAAAGAATTTGCAACCACTGGGGTCACTCGAATATTTGCTCCTATATTATCAGGTTTTGACAACCCAACACTACGTAACATTCGAGAGGCTCCAGAAGCCACATCTGTAGCTGTTTCTACAATCTCTGTCATTGGCGCCACAAGACCATCAATCGTGTCAGATATTACACCCATCTGAGCATACAAGGGTACAGATAATGCAGGTTCATCTAACCAACCATACACTGAAACAGACACAGGTGTTGTTGTTGATTGACCAGAAGTCAATTTATTCAACACAAACACCTTTACCTGTCCCAATGCCTGACCGGCCGTCTGAACTGCATCAACTGATCCCGTTGAGTATGTTGTCAATGGGTAATACAAGAATGGAGAGATAAATGGAATTGAAAATTCCACTGTTTGATTAGTTGCAGGATCAATAATTAAACTGGGAAAGCAAAGCAAAGAAGCCATGGATTTCTCATTCAACGCTTGTATACTGCACATGGATGATCCAGGTGCCCAGACAACCAACAATCTTCCAGCATGAAAACGAGTTGCATTAATTACCATTCTAATCTTATAGTTAGATCTGACAAACTTAAAATATTTCATTTTACTAGATTTAAATTTTGAATTTTGAATTGCAGTTGGTAAATCTATAGTTGAAATCAACGTATCATTAACATCTGTTTCCTTCCATTCAAATGTACTTATTAATCCAGGTCTAGATAACATAGAATTAATATCCTGACTCGCTTTTGCTCCTTCACCCTTTTCAGACCAGCTTTTGACATAGTCTTCAAAGGATTGTTGGTGGGGGGTTACATTCACAACTTCAGTTTTCACAGAATTTGCAAATTGGGTAGTATTCTCTTTCTCAACAACAATTTTATCATTTATTTCAGCCATACGTCACATTGAAGCCTGTTGTAAAATGCATACTATAGATTAACCCAGGCTCTCTCTATAGCAGTTTGACTAGGTTACAAATGCATACGTCACGTGCACAGGTTAGTATCACCTCTCATACTAAAAGAGTTTTCATACAATCTAATAGACTGACAAGCACACAAAGTATTTACACTCTATATCTCGCACTCCACAAACGCAATTGTTCAGCATACGACAAAGCCATGTGCTTAATTCCAACAAGATTCAGGGCAACATCAAATTTACTACGCCAATAGTTGTAAACCTGAATGCCATGAAAATGCAATTCATACAAAGCATCATCCACATTCAAGCACACCTGCTCTACTGGATCATTGCCTGTTCTCACCCAATTCACCATCTCCACAATATCATCTACATTACGGAGTGGTACATGTACGCCGTGCTTTTCTGACCATTGCCACCGCCTTTGCAAAAATGTTACTTCACTCTGCTCTTCATAAATCCCCATGACTGCATTCTTCTGTGCTGGAGTCATCTTCATTCCAATACGTGCCATTTCTTCTGCAAGAGATAGATGATTGAACCAAGATGCTCGCGGATGCACAATTGCTATATTGTCATCCCCATATGAGCACAATGAAACACATCGTCTCATCTGCTCAGGACTCGCTAACAGCGGGTCCTCTCTTCTTGCCACTTGCGTAAAGCAATAGCGATAGAGTACAGAGACCAATATAGAGTTCAAGATCGCTGTCATGGGTTCTCCTGAAGGATGAGTTCTATTCATTTGCCAAACATCGTTATATATGATATAACGAGGTTCAGCAACACAAGCAAACAATGCTTCCATCTTATATGAATTCTCGCGTCCCAAAATATCAAACACTTGCTTCACAACCGAAAACACAGACCACATCATCTGACTGGATATAGTCTTGTCAAAGGGCTTGAAGTCAAGTGCCA